GTACGGGTACGAATACAAACATCTACGGTCTCAATTCATACGCATTAAAAGATAGTGGTTCGACCGGTACCACCACCAACATGTTCGGTGTGCGCGCGGAAGTTGAAGTTGACAAGGGTACGTGTACGAACGCCTATGCGTATCAGGCGCATATAGACCGCGATGGTGGTACGATCACGACTGGGTATCTCTACTATGGTTCATACTCTGGTACTGTAGGAACTAAATACGGGGTTTATGTAACTGGTGAGACTAAGAACTACTTTTCGGGTAACGTCGGCGTCGGGACGGCGAGTCCTGGGTACAAGTTGGAAGTCAATGGGACGAGTCAGTTTACTTCACAAATGAGATGGTCTCTGGGTACGGTTTCTCACGCCGGTCATGGCACCAACAAAGACTGGTATATACGTTCGGGTGTAACGACTGGCAAGGTTATATTACAAGACACTGGCGGCAACGTCGGCATCGGGACGACGAGTCCAACTGCGAAGCTCCATGTGAATGGAGCCATTTATGCACCCGGCCATCCCGTACAGTATGTGGGCCAGAATGTACACGATATAGTCGTTTATGGTAACTCTATAGGTCGCTATATAACGCCACTTGATATAACTATTACACCCAAGTTTTCTAATTCCAAGATTATGCTACACTGGGTAATCAATGCTGAAGCACACCACGATCAAGTTATTAGAATTTACAGGTTTATAAGTTCTGGTGCGTCAAGCTTAATTGGATTTAATAGCAACAATCAAGGTGTTCATAGCGGCGCCGCACCCATACATCATGACACTGATCATAATAGTACTATGAACACCCATACAGTCGCCTGGGTGGATACACCAAATACCACGTCAGCGGTGACATATCGAATATTTAGCCGACCGTCGAACAATGGCACTAATTGGTTCCGTCTTAATAGAACAGTTGGTGGTGTTACCCTTGGGCAACCCAATCATGAAATAGCGGTATCCTATAAAAGTGCAATGGAAATTGCCGTATAAATTATATTGACTCATATCAAATGGACCTCTCGGAAGCCTTAATAAGTTTATATCCAGAGAATAACTGGGAACTTCACGGTGAAAATTATGAAGGGTTGAAGTGGTTAGATGAGAACGTACCCAAACCATCCGAAGACGAACTTACAGTAGAATGCGAAAGAATAAATAACGAAAAACCTTTGAAAGTTTTACGTAAAGAGAGAGACTCCATACTCTCAAAAACAGATAAATACATAATTCCCGATTGGCCTCACCCCACCCCCGAAGCGAGACAGGGTTGGTTGGACTACCGCCAAGCTCTCCGAGACCTCCCGGCGAATACAACGGACCCAGAGAATCCCGTGTGGCCCACTCCCCCCGAGTAACGCAGTTACTCGTTTCCCCACCCCAAGCATTTAATAATTCTCCCCCGATATATTAAATGGCCTACCTGCCACTATCACCATGGAACTCTGTAATGTGTGTTACAAGACGATCCAGACTAGGCACACCGACCCAGAGGAGTGGGTAGGTGATCTCGTGAAGAATAGCATTGAATACGGTGCAGAGTCCATTTATAAGCTCCAGCTCGAAAACACCTCTCCGAAGGTACGATGCCCGCAGGTGCCACTAAGGAAGCCCTCATTCTCTCCTACGAACATGACCCATCTAGACCTTTGCCACCATAGGAAAGTTCTATGAATTTGAACACTTAAAAATAAAGTCTTACTATAATATAAAATGTCTGGTGGTATTGCCCAACTCGTCGCCGTCGGTGCTCAGGATGTGCACCTCGTCGGCAAACCCGAAGTTAGCTTTTTCCGCTCAACTTACAAACGCCACACGAACTTTTCCCAAACTGTCGAACGTCAGGTGATCCAGGGGAACGTGTCCAACAATGGTATGTCTACTGTGCGCTTCGAGCGCAAGGGTGATCTCTTGGGTTATGTTTACCTCGTTCCCAACGACGGTACCAAAACTGTCGCGGTCGCGGATTGGACAACTATGATTTCCAAGGTCGAGCTTCTCGTCGGTGGTCAAGTCGTCGATGAACACGATTCAACTTTCTCAACCCTCATCGCCCCAACTCTCTTCGCTACAACATCAGCCAAATCCGTGTCAGGTGATATTTACGGTGGTGCGAGCAGTGAACGCTTCTACCCACTCCGCTTCTCTTTCTGTGAAAACTGGCAATCCGCACTTCCATTGATCAGCCTCCAATACCACGATGTGGAACTCCGCATCACGTGGGGTGGCAACGCCGCGGACGCCAGTAAGAAGTGGGACGTCTACGCGAACTACGCCTACTTGGATACCCAAGAACGTGAAGTTTTCGCGTCTCAACCACAAAACATGATGATGATCCAAGTTCAAAAGGCCATCGCCTCCGGTAACAAGATTCAAGAACTCAACTTCAACCACCCAGTGAAGTATTTGGCTTCGGCCGATACCAGCGCGTTGTCGATTCTTGACGACCCCAACAAGCTCAAGCTTCAAATTAATGGTACCGATGTGGCTGACTTCAAGTTTGCTGATCCAAACTTCACCACTGTGCCACTGTACTATCACACCTCCAATGGTTCTTTGCCAGCCACCGCGAAGACTTTGTTCACGTACCCATTCTGCCTCGAGACTGGTAAGCTTCAGCCAACGGGTTCTCTCAACTTCTCGCGACTCGACTCGGCGCGCATCATCAACAGCGCTCGTGACTGCACTAAAGATATCTACGCCGTGAACTACAATGTCCTCCGCATTGAGAACGGTATGGGTGGTCTTTTATATTCTAACTAATTAATAAAACAAATGTGGAACGTAGTTTTCCTCCTCGCCATCGTTTTTGTATTGACGTACGATCCAAAATCCAGGACGCTTGAAAAGTTTGTGGGACAACCCACCCCACCAACTGAAAAGTCCTGTCAACCTACGCATTACGAAGCCGTACAATTCGCCCAAGCACCTTATGAATGCCCAGCCCCAGGCAAAGCACGCATGGGTGTTCTTACTTAAAAAGAAGAACTGTAAATAGTTTATAATGATGCAAATGGACCGTGAAACCCTCATGATGATCGCGACGATTGTGTGTATCGCGGGTGTGATGTTCTTGTTTAAGGAAATGAACAAGACGAAGACGGAAGTCGAAAACTTCCGTAACTTCTCGAATCATCTTATGCACCAGCTCACGGCGCAATTACCAGATGAAGATGAAGTTGAAGTTGAAGATGTGAACGAAAAAGGGGGGGAAAAAAGCGAGGAATAAACATATTCACTTATTATAACTTGCGAATGCGCAATGAAAAAATACAAGGCTATAGCGATCCCGGTAAGCTTTACTGACGATAAACCAAAATTTTTAACGGTGAGAGATCGCCGCTTCAAGGATTGGATTTTTGTCACAGGCGGTTGCCGAAGAAGAGAGATCTTTAACCCTTTACGTTGTGCTTTACGAGAGCTTGAAGAAGAGACGAGAGGTGTTGTATCCCTCAAGAGTGGTGAATATACTACATATAAATTTACAGTCAAAGAGAGTCCCACGGTTGACCTTGAATACAATGTTTTTGTATTTTTTGTGAATTACAAAAAGACCGAACAACAGACACTCGTCCGAAAATTTTACGAAGAAAAACAAAAAACAAACCTTAAAAAGATACAGAAACAACCAATAAAGAAAACATACGATGAAAATGATTACATGAGTTTTGATACTCTTGAAGAATTCAATACACGTAAACGATGGAAGCTTATAGTCGATAACGTCCTTAAAAATCCAGAATTTTACGCGTGTGTTAGTTCTTTAAATAGAAAAACCTTTTCTATAAAATAGAATGAAGTCCAAGGCTTATATTTTAATGCAAATTCGTCAACTTTTGGAATCGAATCGTGGTCTTTGCGACGAGGAGATTGAGGAGTGGATAGAAGAGAATAAAGAAAAAACTGTATACGAACTTTTAACCGTTAAGAAACACCTATCCGAGACGCTGGAGTTCCCGGATGTATCATGTATGTCGAGGTATAGAGAATAAAGTTTATACTAAGGTATGTTTAAAAGGTGGTGCGCCCAACAAAAATTTAACAATGCAACCAATCTATCACATGTGCTCATGGACGGTGGTGTCCTTTCCGTGCCTTTTGATAAATTGAACGACTTTCACGAAAAGTACATAGAGGCTGTCAAGTCGGGTGAAAAACTTTTCGTTGTCGAACAAAAGAGTGACAACTACAACTTCTTTGTAGACATTGATTACAAAGATACACGCCCTCTCACGATTGAGGAGATTCAGGACATTTGTAAAATCATTTGTGATAAAGTAAAGCGTCACGGTGGCAAGGATTGTTTGATATCTGTGTCACCAACTAAAAAGGTGGGTGAGTACACAAAAACTGGAGTACACCTCAATTGGCCGGGTTTTGTGTTGAATCAATCGTCTGCTGTTGCTCTGAGAGAACACATTCTCGTGGCGCTGTCCAAGGCAAAAGGTGGTACAGATTGGAATGAAATTATAGATTCATCTGTGTATGGCTGTACACATAGAAAGACGAGGGGAAGTGGTTTTCGCATGCCTTGGTCTCACAAGATGGCAAAACATATGTCATGTGGTGGTCAGGGGTGTCCCGAGTGCGGTGACTCTGGTAAAATTATACAAGTAGCATATCTTCCCGTATTTCTATATAATCATGGACCATTGAGTAAACTTACGAGAGTTGACCAACAACCAAATATCGAATATCTCAAAATGTCTTCAATTCGAACGAATGAACCACAGCACATAACTATAGAACCACCCTCATCTGTGATCAAGGAGGGTTCGTTTACGGATGCGCAGACAAAAGATGAACTCCACGACGATGAAGTCAGAGGACTCATCGAAGACTTTGTTCAGAAAAATATGGAAGGACAGAATGGGTCAATCATTAAGAGTCTCTTCAAACACAAGGACACGTATTTAGTCGCTACGAATTCTAAATATTGTGAAAACCTCAAAAGATCCCACAATTCCAATCATGTGTGGTTTCATATAAGTGGACGTGTCATTGCTCAAAAGTGCTTTTGTAGGTGTGAGACGATTCGCGGTCGAAGGGATGGCTTTTGTAAAGATTTTTATGGAAGAAAACACATACTCCCCCCTAAAGTAATTGAACGATTGTATCCCAAAAAGGAGGACATCAAGAAGTGTCCAGAAATTAAAAAGTTTGAAGAAAAGCCTAAAGTCAAACAATCGGATGTAAAACCACATTTAGAATCTTACATGCGAAGGTGTATGAAATGTCCAGAGGATATCCGTGTCGTGACTATTTCCAAACAAAAAAACGAGTTCGTCGCTCTCACAACATCAAACTATTGTGAAACCTTCAGAGGTGTACACGGGGAACAGACAATGTCCTACGTAATTAAGAATAAAACTATATCACAAAAGTGTCCCGTGTGTACGAAACAAAATTCTAGAGTTCACAAACTAAGTTCAAGTGTTATTTCCATTCTGTATCCAGCTCAAAAAAAATAAACCAGAACATTAGAAGAATGGCACTCATTCTGGTTGGAGCCTCTATTTACCTTATAGCATCTTTAGTTGGTGACGTTGAAAATGTAATTAAACTTCCAGAACCAGACGCATTTTACGAATATTCAGGTATTCAACCAGAACTGTATAAACAATACTTATCAACGAAAGACTTGGATTACATCGAAGAACTCGCCCTATACGCCGACCTCGACGTTAGAGATGAAATTCACGAAAAGATACTTAAACAGAAGTCTTTATTTATATAAAAATGGTAGAAACACGAACAAAATCTGGGCGTCAGATAAAGAAACCAGCGTTGTATAAACCCGAAGAAACCAAATTTGAGGATGATTATGCAGAAGATGAGCATGATACGGATTTTGATTCAGACTTGGATACGGATGAGGAACTCTATTCCGACGACGACGATGACGATGACGACGACGATGGTGGGGATTTGGATGGTTTTGTGGTCGACGATGAGGATGAAGAAAGTGAGGAAGAATAGACTTAAAAAAATCACTTTCTATATTTAAAATGGAAACCGATATTGGAAATCCAATTGAATATGATCCAACAATCGACAATTTAAAAGACGATAAGAGTGAGGATCACGACTTACAGCAACCACAACAAGTCGAACCACAATATTATTATGAACCTCAACAACAACAAATGATGTATCCAGATCAAATGGCTCATCAAGAAAAGTTCGATATATTATCAAGTGTTGATAAATCTACATGGATCATCGCATTCGCAGTGTTTCTACTTGGTTTTTTCATGGGTAAAACTATGCAACCCGTGATACTCAGATATAGTTAAGAATCCCAAAATCAGATGACTTTTTATTTAGGCGTATGGAAATCCAAAGTTTGGAAGACTTGTATTACCAACAAATGTTCCAATATCTCCATATTTAGGTGGTATAAAGCGATCCGTGATAGGACCACGATATGTATCTTCGATAAATCCCTTTGTTGTACTGGGTTTTTCGACAGGTCTCTTCTCCTTTTCCCTTTTTTTGTTTTTTGTTTGGGAAGTAAAAAACAAAATAAAGAACGCTGAAGTTAATATCACTGTTATGATTATCTTAAACATTTTGTTTTAGAATTATATTATATTTTTTATTTACGCGGATGAAACTTCTGGCTCGCCCTCCTCCTTTGACTCTTCGATCTTAGCCTCGGTCGACGACTCAGCCTCAATCTCCGATTCGCGCAACTTGCGACGTTCCTCAATCTCCGCCGCCACGAGAGCGTCAGCTTCCTTGACGAGATCTTCCATTAGACTGTCAGGCTTTTCCTTTTGAAGACGTTCCAAAACCTCCGCTGGGTGGGGAATTGGTGGCTCATCTGGTTTGGTGTAAAACTTGGAGTTTTCGTCACCGGGGGAGATGTAGTCCTTGGCTGCCATCATGGTGGTCTTTCTTTCTTGGAACATGCGCGCGGCTTGTGCTTGATTCTCCTTGTATCCACTCATGATTTCCTCCAATTTCTCATTCGTGTAGTGGACGTCTTCAATCTTTGTCGGATCTGGTGGGATCAGCAACCACTTGTACATGTCAACGACATAAATGTCGAATGTTGCATCTTCCTTCTGAAGACGCTTCGCGTGATTCGCAGCTTCGTCACGAGTCGCGAATGCCCCACGAATCTTGATTCCAAATTGATCATTCTTTTGTGGTGCCTCTGGGCCAACGACCGAGAGGCAAGCAAATAATTGACCGGGAACAGTGGTGTAATCTTGTTCGAGAGACATGGTATTATACCCATATTAGACTCTAAAACTTTAAGCTAACTTAAAAGGTTCAGTTCTATTTTAAATAATGAGAACCTTTTGGGATAAACAACCTGTACCCCAAGCTGG